CCGCTTAGCGGGACCCATTTGCAAATTACGCAAATTCAAACGCGGGGGCATAACCCGAGCAGCTGCACGAGCAGAACTCGAACCCCCACGCAACGCTTCAACCAACATAGCCTTAAAACCGGCAAACAAGCCGCCACTAGGCGTGGAGCCACGAACTCCAGTCAAGCTCTCGTTCAACATATCACCGATGGTCGCCCTGGGCGCAATAGCATCGGTCTGCGCAGCCGTAAAACCAGTCTGCGCCAAAATCTGCAACTCCGACGCCTTGAGATTCTTAATCTCCTGAGACATACGGCGAGCCGAAAGAGCAGAATTAACAGCAGGAGTGAGTACATCCTGCACACTCGCCTGGGCACCCCCAGGCGAAGAAGAACCGGCACCCCCAGTCCCGGACAAAATAGGATTCAAGCCGGCCTTCTTCAAATCAGCCACTTCACGCTGATGGGCCGTAGAGCTCATCCGCTCTTGAAACTCCATCTGACGCTGCGCTTGAGCAGACGCAGCTACATTCCGATCCTTGCCTCCCTTCAGGGAGGCAAGGCCGGAAATAATAGACGGTAAAACCGCTAAAAAACCCATTAGAAATGGTCAATCAAACCAGGCACGCCGTAAGTCGGCAATGGCCTGGCACAACGCAAATCAAAATATGCGTCAAACAAAAAATGCGGCTCCGAAGGAACCGCAAGAATACGGTCAATAGGCGGCGTATCCTTAATAAAGGTAGCGCCCAAAGTGGGCACCGCCGCAAAATCCTGCGACAAATGCCACGCCTCCAGCGAGCCCGTCGCATTAGACCGAAACAAACCACAAATCCGAGAAGGCTTATAACGATACTCAGAATATCGTTCGTTATAGCCAAAAACGCCGGTATCATCGTTACCGGCACCCTCGGAAAAGATTTCCTGATTCAGCACAGCCTGCTCACCTATGCCCTGGAGGGCCGGCCAAAAGAAATCATAGCGCGTAGACCGCGACCACATACGTTCCAAACCCTGCTGATAAGTAAGGTCAGCTCGAACCGAGACAAGACCAATAATGCAACCATGCTCAGTAAAAGACTTCGTAAATCCATGGTTATGCAAAGCAGCAGTACCAATCCCCGATAAAGTCGCAAGCGACGTCCCTACTAACGTCTCCGACGTCTGGGCCAACGGGGAAATATTCACCGGTGTCGAACCTCCACCCAAATACTCTGGACGCTGCAATCTAGCGTCGGGAGAGGTAACACCAAAGTGAGATTTAATAATCTCAACGTACCTCGTACCACCTCGCGCATCGCGCTCAAGCAACTTCTGAATCTGAAAAGCCTGCCGCAGCTGATTAATAGTAGCCGCCGTCGCCGTCGTCAAATCAGCATATAAATTACTAGGAAAAAGCGCGATATTCTGAGGAGTACCAACAGCAGTATTATCACCAATAATGCCACCGCCAATAGAATGCTGAATCAACTCAGCAGCAACCGGAGTAGTACCATCAATCTCACGAATATTCATACCAGTAGCAGCCGTAGGCACAAGATTCAGCGTAGAAGAAGTAAGAACATTAGCCGCCGTACCGAGCGGCAAAGAAACCGATGAACCGCCTTTCTGCGGCCACGGTAAACAAGAAGTAAAATAGTCATGGCGCTTGCCACGACTCAAAACATCATAATTCGTAAACCCATCAGGGCCGTTCCCGCGCAGATTAACATTCTGTAACTGCAAATTCTGGTCACGAAACCAATCATTATGTATCAAATTATAGGCCCGAAACGGCAACGCCGAAACAGTCGTCACCCCACCATTAATTGTGGGGATACCCATATAATCATAAATAGATTTCTCAGCAAAACCACCGGCCGCAGAAGCTATAACCGGAATAGTGAAATCAACGGAATCGCCGGGATCCGGCTCCATACCGCAAAACCGTTCCCAGTTGTCCCACAACAATCGATAGGGAACGAAAAAGAAAAAAGAATCCATGAACATATTGTCCATGACCGGAAAAATAGGCGTCGCCAAACGAGCGAACGCCGTCATCTTCAAATTGAACGTGTCTCCTGGGAGCACATCGTCAACGAAGATAGGATACAACTTACCGCCTTCATCCAAAGTGGTCTTAAGACCATGCGAGCGATCAAAACTCGACCGGGGAATCTCAGCTTTAGGAACCTGAGCAAAATTGTGAGCCATAACACTGCGTTGCTTCATAACCTAACTCCAAAACAAAACGGCTTACCTAAGCCGAAAAAAACGCCAAAAAGGACTCTTTATATCATTCGCCCTGGGCGCCCTCGTTAGAAACAGAAACTGGGGCCCCTGGAGAATCTCCGCCATTGACCGGAAGACTCTCCTGAGAGGGATCAACCTCAACACGCTTAAGCTCAACCCCATTAGCAATAACACAACGGGCCTCAAGGCCCGAAATAATACCAGTCGAGTCATCATACAGACCGATCTGGAAAAGGGTGTAATCCTCTGGATGTAACCCAAACTGGTGATCTGCAGAATTCACGCAATCACCAAAAGTTCGCGAAGCCATACCGACTTCAGGCAAACAAAACGGAGGAAGATAGGCCATAGCCTTACCATCAAAAATAGAGAAAATCTTATGTACCATGATTCTCATAACTCCTGTGCAAAAAAGAAGAAACTTGACGTTCCTTACAAAACTCCCGCGTCTCAAGACGCTCGGGAGTACTATCCGCAGCCTTCTTACGAGCTGCTAAAACACGATCGCGCTTAACGCGCTCAAAACCAGACGGATTGTATTCAGCATACAACCCGTCATAAAACCGAGGAGGCTTGCACGCAAAGCCCCTCATAATAACCTCGTCGCTGGGAAAAACATCAGAGCGATAGCGCTCAAACCACCCCGCACCAATACCGTGCGACATGGTGGCATACTCAGGCTCAACACGGGTGCACTCACCCGTCAACTCATCAGAACGCCAATAATGATCATACGAACGGTCCCCGTTCACCTTCTTCATACAATACCGAGCCACATAACCAGCAGACTTAAAACTAACGTCGCCAACAACACACATACCGTGAGACCAAATATCATCCAAGAACTCGGACTTAAACCACCGCTCTTCGTTAAACTCCCGATAAAACTCTTTATCAGGAAACGCAAAACCGAAAATAATAGCGTGATAATGCGGACGACTGAACTCTTCACCGTACTCCCCACAATGAAAAAACTTGATCCTCGAAGGACTCAAGCGCGACCTAAGCCGCTTCATAAAATCCTGAAAATGCCATTTAACCAGGGTACCCCCTGCAGGCAAATCATCAGGTCGATAGGTGAGAGTAACAAAGGAGGAATCAGAATGCTGAGATGCCTCATGCATAATACGAATGGCCCACTGTCGCGAACGCTCCAATCGACAACCAATACACTGTCCACAAGGGACAGACAACTTAAAACCACAAGCGTCAGAACGCTTGAAGACCAAAACTCCCCCACGGCCTCGCCAGCCCTCCAGGGGGGAATAACAAGGCACTACAGGCGGATACCGCCACGCATCGGCGAAGAACGAAAGTTCTTCTTATGAGTGCCAGACTTACGCGTAAAATCCCTACGGGACTTCGAACGCTTCATCTTGGATCGATATGCCATAAAAACCTCCAAAAAAGGGTCCAGGAACTACCTGGACCCAAAGATAACAGGAAACCTGTCATCTAGCACAGTTACATCAAGAGAAACACTGTGCAAAGCGTCTAATCCGACGCTTCAGCGGCCGCAGCGGCCGCAGGAGCCTCCGGCGGCCCTACCGGGGGTACCTCCTCCGCAGGAGCAGGCAAAGCCTCCTCCGGCGTAGGAGGCTCTCTAAGACCCAATTCGAGCATCTCATCAGCATTAGCTGGGTCTTGAACAAAATCCAGAAAACGACCGGTGTCGTTCTCAAAACGGTTACGAATAGCAGCAGGCAGTTCTTCGAACATAGACTCGCCTCTAGCGACAATATCCATGGCATCCTTAAAATCTACAGACGTCGCGAACCCATACTCACCAGAAAACTTAATCGCATGTTCAACCGCTCCAGTCTTAACAAACTTAGCCATAATCAAATTAATATCGCACTCGTCCTTCATAGACTGCTTAGTCAAACCATCGTCACCGACAAAAGAAAGCCGCACACGCGGCCCACGTTTCATTGCTGTACGCAACATCACTTTCCTCCAACCCGCTTAGCGGGACCCATTTGCAAATTACGCAAATTCAAACGCGGGGGCATAACCCGAGCAGCTGCACGAGCAGAACTCGAACCCCCACGCAACGCTTCAACCAACATAGCCTTAAAACCGGCAAACAAGCCGCCACTAGGCGT